GTAGTTTCGTAACTACCGTCTGTAAAGTTTGTGCCTTTTTTAAATACTAATCGTGGTTTATTATCATAACTTTTATAAGTGTCGTCGTATTCTGTTATGTGTTGTATGTATGTATTAAAAAACCTTTTAGTATAAGGTGCAGAAAAAACTTCTGTTTGTATAGTTATTTCTTCGTCACTTTGTACGTTAAAACTTAAATCTAAACCACCAAAGTCTATACCGTTTAACTGTTTGTATCTATTTTTATAGTAGTCTTCGTCGTCTTCTGCGTGTCTAAATTTTATATTTTTAGGTATGTTTAACGGTTCTATAACTGTTTCGTTAAAGTCTGCTTTATTTGTCCAGTCTATAACTGTATTAGTAATATAATCTACATAAGGTTCTATAGCTAAATTTCTATTACTATTGTCTTCTATGTTTAAATTAAATATTTTAGTTAAGTCGCTAATAATGTCAGCTAACTTTATTTCGCCACGTCTAGCTATTATAGCTTCGTCTGTTAAATCGTAGCCATAAGTATAAATATCTAAACTAGAAATAGCTGCGTATGCTGCTGGTATTTTTACAGCAGTTGCTAAGTCGTTTGCATAAAAACCTATTTGTATAGTTTCACCTTGTAATAAATCTACAAAACCGTATAACTGTACCGTCGTAGTCTGACTGTTACCTAACAAATGTGTAGCTACTGTAATATATGTAGGTATACCAGCAGCGTTTACTTTTTTTACTACTAATGCTACTTCTTGTGGTGAAACGTTTAAATTTTGAAATACGTTACGTGTATCTATATATAATTGACCGTCAAAAGCAGCAGTATAAACACCGTTAGTATTATTATATAAGTCGTCTGCGTCTGTTTCAGAAATATAAGTTAAAGACGTTGGTGCAGTTATACTTATAGATAGGTTTACGTCAGAAGCAGCAATATCGTCTAAATTAATAGGGTCTACTAAATATTCATTACCTAAAGCACTATTTATAGACGTATCGAAATATATTTTACTAAAATATGTACTGTCAAAAAAATTACTATTGTAAGTAAAGCCAGCAAAAGCAAATATTTTATCTATAATATACTTTAACTGTATGTGTAGTATGTAATGTGCATAAGGGCTATACTGTATAGAACCATTATTAATATATAAACTATTGTTATTACATAAAGCGTAAAACGGTACTGTGCTAGTACCACCAGCAGACAAAGTAACACCAGTAGACGACCAGCTATTTAAAATATTAGCACCAGTTACATTATGGTCTATGTCAGACAAATCTAAATCTTTAATTTGTGCGTCGCCTAACGTTTCTATAATATTAGCTACGTCGTTAAACATAACTACGTTATAACTAATTTCTGTTTCTTTGTCTAATACGCTTAACAACTTTATAAAGCCCTCTAATACTAATATGTCGTCTACGTATAAAAAAGCTTTTATATTATTATAAGCACTAAAATTATTATTATAACGATCTAAATTATAGTAGTGTTCAAAAAACTTATTATTTGTTTTAGTAGCTGGTAAATTAAAGTCTTTAGAATAACTAGCGTTCTTATTAGATATGTCACGAACGTCGTCTACTTGTAGCGTTAAGTTAATATTTTCGTTACCGTATAAATCTAACTGCTGGTCTAAACGTGTTGCTTGATTTGTTACTACTAATTTTATCATAATCTTTGTACCCTTGTATTATGTCCTTTTTGTAAAGTTATAAAATATTGCTTTACCATATTGTTTGCAGTAGTTTGTTTTATGTATTCGCTATTAGTTATTACTACTGGTTCAAAGTTACCGTCTGCGTTTTGCATATACACGTCTGGGCTAGTAAATAGTTCTTCTAATAATACTGCTTCTGTTTCGCTTATATAGTCTGTGTTAGCTTCTATAGTTTCTGTAGCGTTTACGTTGTAGTTTTTTGTGCCACCCTCATAACTACCGTAGTCGTGGTAATTACTACCATTCTTTGTGCTTGGTGTATGTCCATAGTCTTGTTTAAATGTACTTCTAACTATGCTTGTAGTTTTTATAGACTTTTTATCAAAGTTATAATAGTCATACGTTCCTAATCTATTTACAAAAGCTAGTCTAATAGTTTCGTAACCTTTACAGTCATTACCTACTATGTCAAAACGATATAATACAGACACTACAGAAGCACCATTAAAAGCTTGTACTGTGTAGTAAGATACACCGTCAAAGTCTTCTGTATATTCGTTGTCTATGTTTTGTGTACCACACCCTAAATATAATAGGTTTTGGTTTTCACTAATACTTGTAGCAGTACCACCACCATTAGCATTTACATTAGAATATATATAAGTAGTCTGTAGTACGTCGCTATCGTTATATGTTTTTATTTTAACTTGATCGAATACGCTGCTAGTTTCTGTAGTGTTGTCTGTAAAATATGTACCAGTGAAAAAAGCAATAGTATGATAGTCGCCTATACGTATTTTTCTATTTACTGTACTGTCTAAACTTGTTAAAGCTTTTTTAGTATTACCGTCTAACAAAAACTGTGTAGTGTTAAATTCTTCACCGTCTTTGTGTTGTGCTACACCGTTCCAGAAATAATAAAAATTTCTTAAATATGGTTGTGCGTTAGAAATAGGTAAAGATACTAAACTACCGTCTATAGTGCTTACATATTCTGCACTTGCTCTAAAGTAAAATACTTTTACGTTGTCTTTATTTCTACTGTAACTGTCTATGTGGTGTATACTGTGCCTTTTATCAAAACCACCGACGTCTTTAAACTTACTGTCTACTTGACTAAATGTATCGTAACCTATTACGTCAGTTTTAGTAAAGTCTTGTATAATATTATCTACTCTAAATATAGCACGACCATCAGCGTTTGCAGCAACTTTTAACGTAGCTAATAATGTACCGTTTAAGTCATAAACATATAATACATACTTTAGGTTAGTACCTACACCAGCAGTTACTATTGCTTCGCTACCATTAGCAAATAAATAAAAGTCTTGATACGCTGGGTTTAAATCTTTTTTTGTTGTCGTTTGTCTTAAATAAATTGCCATTAGTTTATTTCTTTACTTACAAATTTTAAAAATTTCTGTGCGTCGTTTGCATACGCTTTAATAAATTGTGTTGGTAAGTCACGATACGCTATATTAAAAGCGTCAGTAAAAAAGTTGCTAGGTTTTACACCGTATAGTTTTATACTTTTAGCTATTAAAAATACTAAACTTTTACGCTTTATAAACCTACCTTTACTATCACGTGCAGACCTTAAACCTTTACGTACTACCCACTTGTCTATTACGTTACTAGGGGGTTGTTTGCTTGTGTATTTATAAGGGCTTTTTGGTGCTTTAGCATTACTTTTAGAACCTTGTATACCTTTGTCTACAATATCAGCATAGCCCATAGCTACAAAGTCCATTTCTATAGCACCACTAGGATATACGTGTACTACGTAACCTAAACTACTACCTAGATCACCAGAAGCGTTTTTACCAGTAGCGTTAAGTATACCACGTGCAGACTGTACTACCTTTTTACCAAAAGCATTTAATACTTTTTCAGTTTGTTGCATTTAGACAGTAGCAATAAATAATTCTATGTCTATAGCTGCACCACTACCATTATGTACGTGTATTTCTTCTATAGCACCAGCACTAGTTAAAGCTGCTTTACTTGCTGCACCAGAAGCGTTAATACTAAAAATTGTGCTACTATTACCAGCTTTTAATTCTAAACCAGCAGCAGTAGAAGCTTGCGACAAAGTTAAAATAACTTCACTTGTGTCGTCTAAATTAGTTACTCTAATATATCTTACGTCTTCTGTGTCGTAAGCATCATTAGTTACTGTAGATAAAAAAGTAGCTATATTAGCAGTACCACTAGCTGCTACTGTCATAATACGCTTACTTACATTACCTATACCAGTAATAGACGTTGTTACAGTTTGGTCGTATACCGTACCGTTTAACGTAATTTGTTCTTTAATTTCTACAGACAGTGCTGCACTTGTTACCGTTGTTGCCATTTTATTGTTATTATATTATTATTTATTTTTATGCTACTTCACCACTACAAGCAGAAGCGTTAAAGTCTACATTTATACTTACGTTAGCAGTCCAGCCAGTTACTTCGTTGTCAAAACGTTCTGTAAATGGTTCGCAGCTTATACTGTCTTGTATTCTAATATCGTGTCTAAAGTTTTCGTAGTCAGTATTAAAGTCGCTATTTTTAAGTTTACTTATTACGTCGCCTATTACTTGTAGCATATCACTTAATACGTCTTCTTCGTTACGTTCGTCTTTACTTACTAAGTCCATTACTATAATTTGAAAACTATAACCTAAAGTGTTTTTAGTATAGTTAGCAGTCTGTGTACCTACGTGCATTAATGGATATGTAGTTTCTGTTAAATCTACTTCGAATATATCACCTATTGTAGTAGTCTTAATAAATAAACTGTCAGTACCTATGCTTCTAAACATATCGTATAACATATTTAGCGTAACGTTTTTTATTTGTTGTCCTTTATAAATCATTTCTATTTTTGTAAATGTGCTAAATCTTTTTTATAGCTTATATAATTAAAACATTCATTAACTGTTAAGTCTAATACTCTATCAAAGTCTAATATATTACCATTAGCCAAGTTATAGATAACACTATACCAGCCATACCTTTCGCTAAACGCTTCTTCATTTGTCTTATAAGTTGTCTGCGTGTCTTGCGTGGTTGGTTCTTTAAAAAGCGTTGCGTAGTGTTTATGTAGTCCATTCCTATATTCAAAAAAAAACCAGCTGCACCGTTTACTGTACTTACGCTTAACTTATCTTTAAATAGTTTAGCACGTTCTTTAGCACTTCTAAAGTCGTATTCTTCTATTTCGTATTTATCTTTTTCTTGTTCTGTAATCGGTCTGTATAGTATTGCCATTACACTGTCCATATCAGACCAGCCATTACTTAATTTATTGTCTAAATCTACAAATTCTTTTAACTTTAGTTCGTGTAGGTTAGGGTGAAAACCGTAGTCTATACTGTCTATAGTTATTATTGTGTTAAGATCCGAATTTATAGTATTTTCTGTAAGCTTGTTAATCTGGTTTAATACTTCGTCTATGTCTGACTTCTTGCAGCCCTCTAAAAGTTCTATAGGTGCGTTAGTAAAAGCACTTATAGTGACTAACTGTTTAGTGTATTCGTCTGGTGCGTCTTCATACTGCACCATAAAAGACATATACTTACCTAAACTAATTTGTGACCAGTCGTTAGGTATATAATATGTATTGTCGTTAATAACTAATTCCATTATTATAATATATAAAATTAAACTATTCAGTATATTTGCGTGTGTATTGTTTTAAAAGGGTGTGTAGCTATTTAGTTGCCACCTTTTTTTTATTGTACATAGTAATTACCTTGTGGTTTTAGTTCATAGTACATACGCATAGCTAAAGCGTCGCTAAAGTCTGGTGACCTACCTATAGCTAATTTTACTTCGTCTTTGCTTATCAGTTGTAGCTTCGTGTCTTTGTCAAAGTTCTTGCGTCGTACTTGTTCTAATTCTTGTATAATAAAATTCTTGTGTGTTATATTGTTACAGTTAATATATACTTCTGACTTATTTAAAGCGTTGCTAAACGCATAGTATACTTGTGTCTTTAGGTTTACGTAGTTTTCGCCTTTAAGTGCTTTAGAATTGTTTACAAAACCTTTGCAGCGTAATATGTCTTTAACACCACCACCTACACCGTCGTCGTCTACAATTATGTTACCTAATAGCACACCGTAAGTACGTTGCATAGTTCGTATGTGTTCTGCTGCTTCTGTAACACTATTACTGTCTAATACTTTAAATTGTTCTGCACGTAGACCGTTCCAGTATATAATTACTGTTTTGTCTTTACCGTATCGTGCTATATCAGCAGTAATGTATTTTGTACCACCTTGCGTGTCTTCTAATTCAAAAGAACCTAGTATAGCGTTATAGTCTATTAATTTGTCTTCACTGTCGTCGTATTCCCAGTTACCTAATAATAAACGTTGTTTACTTACAAAGTCTAATTTTTCTAACTGGTTTTTATAGTGTTTACTTACGTGTCTATTGTCTGTAAGTAGTGACTGTATAAACTTACGATAGTCTGGTAATACATTATCTTTATACGGTTTGTAGAACGTAGTATATACCCATTCTTTACTAGGGTTACAAGTCATTAACATTTTTGGTATTAAACCGTATTCGTCTAACTTGTA